AAACTTGTAAGAAGTTTAATTATCAAACAGGTACTTACAATGGTAAGCCTGTGCATATCGCAAACTACTATGACAAAGATTATAATATTGTTGCACAGAAATTAAGATTTCAAGATAAAAAATTTATTTGGTTAGGTGATGTAGATAAAATTACATTATTTGGTCAAAACATTTGGAGAGATGGCGGAGATAAATCAAAACTAATTATTACTGAAGGTGAGATAGATGCACTTAGTGTAAGTAAAGTTCAAGGTAATAAGTATCCTGTAGTGTCAGTACCATCAGGTGCTACTTCAGCTAAAAAGTTTATTAAAAAAGAACTTAGTTGGATTTCAAAATTTAGCAGTATTATTTTAATGTACGATGAAGATGAAGCAGGAAAACAAGCTGTCATTGAATGTGCAAATATTTTACCAGTAAAAAAAGTTAAGATTGCAACACTACCTGCAAAAGACCCAAGTGAATTATTACAATCAGGTAGAGGTGAACAAATTATTAGTGCTATGTGGGAAGCTAAAAGCTACACACCACAGGGTATTATTGAAGGTGACCAAACTAAAGACTTATTACTTAAAGATGACTTTGTTGAAACTATTCCATACCAATGGAATGGTCTTAATAATAAACTTGGTGGAATAAGACGAGGAGAACTTGTCTTACTTACAGCAGGTTCAGGTACAGGTAAGTCACAAGTTTGTAGAGAAATAGCACACCATTTAATATGTAATAAACACAAGGTTGGTTACATTGCATTAGAAGAAAGTGTTAAGAGAAGTATTAGAGGAATAGTATCTGTAGGCCTTAATCAATTAATACATTTACCAGAAGTAAGACAAAATATTTCTGACGAAAAAATTTTAGAAGAATGGAATAAAGTAAAAAACTATATTTGCTTTTACGACCATTTTGGAAGTTCTGACACAGAAGATTTGATGAACCGAATTAGATATATGGTTCAGTCATTAGATTGTAAGACAATTATTCTAGACCACATCTCAATAGTCGTTTCAGGTATTGGTGATGGTGATGAAAGAAGATTAATAGATAACACAATGACACAACTAAGAAAATTAGTTGAGGAATTAGGTTGTGCATTATTTTTAGTATCACATTTAAAAAGACCTGAAGGAAAAGGACACGAAGAAGGTACACAAGTTTCTCTCTCTCACCTCAGGGGCAGTCATAGTTTAGCAACACTTGCTGACGAAGTGATTGCCTTTGAACGTGACCAACAAGATGAAATTCAAAACAATGTTATGAAAGTTAGAGTATTAAAAAATAGATACTCAGGTGACACAGGAATAGCTTGTAATTTAATTTACAATAAAGATACAGGTAGACTTACCGAAGGAACTTTTGATGAATGATAAACTTCTGACGAAGTTCATTCTTTCATTTCTAATTGAAAAACAAGATTATCTTTCACTAACTCAAGAGCAACAAACAATAGTTTTTGAAACTTGTAAAACTATTATGACTGCAATCTATAATGCAATTAAATTTCAAAATGTTTACCCAGTTATTATGTGTGGTGACGTTGAAGCATACAAGGTTATAGAAAAATCAATTAAGTCTGTAGCAGACTTCCTACCAAGCGTAGACAAAATCAAAATACATTTAATACATTAATATGACATTCAGACCTAAGTGCGACTTCTGTCAGAAGAAGTCAGACATATTCGTAAAGAACAATAACCAAACAAAAGAATACTTTTGTGGTGGTTGCTACATCAAGAGGAAATTAAATTATGAACATCGTACTAGACCTAGAAACAAATGGGTTTCTAGACAAAGATAATTTAGTCATTCATTGCATAGTTTGTAAGGATATAAAGACTGGTGAAGTCTATAGATATAATCCTAATAACTTAAATGATTGTCTAGAATTACTAAACAAAGTTGAAGTAATAATAGGCCACAATATTTTAGGCTTTGATTTACCAGTCCTAAAAAGATGTCTTAACTTTACTTATAAGAAACAAGTCTTTGATACTTTGTTAATGAGTAGATTGATTTGGACTAACCTTTTAGACCACGATTATAAGCACAAGGAACTACCTGCTAAATTATATGGTAGACATTCTTTAGAGTCTTGGGGTTATAGATGTGGGTTGAGGAAGGGTGACTACCAAGAACACTCAGATTTTACTGAATATAACCACGCAATGCTTGAATATTGCGAAAGAGATGTAGAGGTTACTCACTTACTTTATGATAAAATAGTCAAAGAAAACTATTCTAATAGAGCAATAGAATTAGAGCATAAGTTTGCACATTGGATAATTAAGCAAGAACAGCATGGTGTTTATTTTGATGAGACGACTGCTCAGTCGCTACATACTATCCTAACCAAGCGGAGATTAGAGTTAGAAGACAAACTAGCTTTAGTCTTTCCTGCTTGGGAAAAGTTTTGTGGGAATAAAGTTTATAAAAGAGACAATAAGAAAAAGGGTATAACAGCAGGTGTTCCTGTACCTATTTATAAAACTGAAATATTTAATCCTAGTTCAAGACAACATATAGCAGATAGATTAATTAACGTATTAGGTTGGAAACCTAGTTCATTTACACCTACTGGACAAGCAGAGGTGAATGAAAAAATTCTAAACTCACTTCCTTATCCTGAAGCTAAACTTATTTCACAGTACTTGATGGTACAAAAAAGATTAGGTCAGTTAAGTGATGGTGACCAAGCATATTTAAAATTAAACAAACAAGGAAAAATTTATGGAAAAGTTATTACAAATGGTGCGGTTACAGGTAGATGTACTCACCACTCACCAAATCTGGCACAATGTGTATCGAGTAGTTCGGAGTATGGTAAAGAATTTCGTTCCTTATTTTATTCTCCTGCCGATATGGTTATGTGTGGTCTTGATTTTTCTGGTTTGGAGTTGCGTGTGTTGGGGCATTACCTGCATAATTATGACAATGGGAATTTTTCGAAAACACTTCTTGAAGATGATATTCATACCGCCAATCAAAAGGCTACAGGACTTCCCACACGTTCTCAGGCTAAAACTTTTATATATGCTTTCATTTATGGTTGCGGAGATAAGAAGCTCGGTGAAATACTTAATGTCTCTCACGAAGAAGCCAAAAGAGTAAGACAAAGATTTACTAAAAGTTTACCTGCACTTGCTACTTTAATAGATGCAGTCAAACATAAATTTAGAAACGTAGGTTATCTAAATGGAATTGATGGTAGAAAATTAATTTGTAGAGCAGAGTTTAGTTCACTTAATACTTTAATCCAAAGTTGTGGGGCTTTACTGGTCAAGCAGGGAACAATAATTCTAAATGAAGAATTATATAAAGCAGGTTTCAAATGGGGAGAAGACTATGCAATGGTTTTACATATCCATGATGAAATGCAGTTCATAGTTAAAAAAGAAAAATTAGAGCAATTTAAAATAATTGCAAAATCAATATTTAAGAAAACACAGGACTTCTTTGATTTCAGAACCCAATTAGATGGTGAAATTAAAGTAGGCGTAAACTGGTCTGACACTCACTAAAGCTAAACCTGATTTCGACAAAGATTTAAAATTTGGCGAGAAGTACGAAAACGAATTTCAAGAAGCAGTAGAAGGTAAAGTTGAATGTAAGACTGACAGGCTATGTCAGAAGACAGGCAATGTTTATATAGAGATAGAAAGTAGAGGAAAACCATCAGGTATTAACACTACTAAATCTAGAAACTACGCTATTTGCTTATGGGTTGAGAAGCGGAAAGACCAAGTGTGGGTTCTTATACCAGTCAAAATTCTAAAGAAATTAATGAAGACTTATCCAATTAAAGCAGGTGGAGATAACTGGTCTTCTAAAGGTCACATCATTCCAAAAGAAGATTTACTCAATTTAATAATATGAAAAAGAAAAAAATAATACTTCCTGAAATTCAGGAGAATGACTTTCCATATAAATTTTATATGTGTTGGTGGAGTGACATTGTTTCAGACAGTTCGTGGTCACCATTAACACAAATTAAAAAATCCAAAACAGCAGTTTGTATAACTATGGGTTGGTTGATTTCTACAACAAGACAAAAATATGTTTTCATTGGAGACCTAAATTTCCATGAAGATGGAACTGTTAATGAGGGTGGTAACTCAACAGTAATACCAAAATCAAACGTATTAAAACTTAAGGAGATAAAACTATGACTGAGTTAACTCAGGAACACTTTGAATTGCATAGTGCAAACAAAGCTAAAATGAAAAATATGAATGACTTTTTCAACAACACAAATAAAGTGATGATAGTAGATGGCGACCTAATCGTTTACAAGATTGCTTCTAGTTTAGAAGAACCTATTGATTGGGGAGATGATGTATGGACTTTACATTCTGATTTAGGAAAAGGTAAAACATTTTTACAACAAACTATTAATCATTATAAAGAGAAGACAAAATCAAAAGAAGTTATCTTTGCATTTTCTGATAAAAATAATTTTAGAAAAGATTTTGATAAAACTTATAAATCACATCGTAAGAAAATCAGAAAACCTGTTTGTTATGCACCATTAAGAAAGTGGGCAGAACAAAATTATAATTTTTATACTTTACCTAATTTAGAAGGTGATGATGTAATAGGTATTCTAGCAACACAACATTATAAAACTAATAATGTAATTATATCTGGTGACAAAGATATGAGAACTATACCTACTTGGCATTGTTTTATTGGTGATGACCAGTTGGAATATGTTGATGAACTAAGAGCAGATTATAATTTTTGTACTCAAGTACTCGTAGGAGACTCAGCAGATGGCTATAAAGGCCTTGTCGGTTGCGGTGCAGTAAAAGCATCAAGAGTTCTTTTAGACAAGAAGAATATAGATGAGATGTGGGAAGCTGTTATTAAAGAATATGAACGAGCAGGTTCTACATTTGAAGATGCTTACCATCAAGCAAGATTAGCAAGAATACTTAGAAAAGATGAGTATGACTTTGCAACAAATAAACCAACATTATGGAGTTATAGATATGAACACTACAAAGATACTAGAGCAAACAAAAAAGCTAGTTAGTACTGACAGAGAAGATAAGCATGGAGATAAGGTACAGAACCACGAAAACATTGCTAGGCTCTGGTCAGGTTATATTCAAAACAAAACAAAGCTAAATATACAGCTACTTCCTGAAGATGTGGCCAATATGATGGCTTTATTAAAGATAGCCAGAACACAAGCAGGTCATCATAACATTGATGATTATGTAGATGCTTGTGGGTACTCAGCAATAGCAGGAGAGATTGCGGAGAAAAGAACTGAATTAAGTACCCCTTTAGGAGAAAACAATGCCAAAAAAGATTGAAACACCATTTCTTAGTGAAGAACTAATCGACTATTTGGATACGCTTTTTCCTGAAAAATGTGCTGACTTAAACCAGACTGAAAAAGAAATATTCTATCAATCAGGTCAAAGGTCAGTCGTTAAACACCTAATCGAAAAATATAAATTACAAAAGGAGACAGACTAATGTGTGTAATGAG